GTATCGAGATCTCCCACTTGTTAGTACCGGTTGTGATTCTTACGCTAGTTGGGATCCTAGGTTCAAGGACCTTTCACCGTTACTTACAACAGAGGCGATCGTTGAACGCATTAAAGAACTCTTACCCTACAAAAGGTGGATGAGAGAACACTTGGTTATCACAGGTGGTGAACCCTTACTAGGTTGGCAACGAGCATTTCCTGAGCTGCTAGAACATGAGTTTATGGTTGATCTTAAAGAAATCACATTTGAGACAAATGGTACTCAACGTCTTACAGAAGATTTCAAGTCCTATTTAGAACTGTGGTCTAATCGTGCAGATAGAGAAGTTACATTCTCAGTTAGTGCTAAACTGCCTGCCAGTGGTGAGCGTTGGGAAGATGCTATCAAACCTGACATTGTATGCCAATATCAACAAGTAGGCTGGGCTTATCTTAAATTTGTAGTGGCCACAGAACAGGACATCCAAGATGCCTTACGTGCTACAATGGAGTTCAGAGATGCAGGGTTCACAGGTGAAGTATATCTCATGCCTGTAGGCGGTGTCGAAAGTGTGTACAGCTTAAACAACAAGAACGTGGCACTGGCATGTATGAACTATGGCTTACGTTACAGTGACAGACTTCAAGTGCCGCTGTTCAAGAACGAATGGGGAACCTAATGGGTCTCTTGGATCGTATTCGAAAAGCCTTGATTACTGAGCAGCCACCGGCTGCTCTGCCAGAGTCTAAGCCAAAAAAGACACGTAGCCCAAAACCCACCAAATCTGCCAAAGAACTAGCAGACGAACGCGGCGAACCTTATGTAAGTATTCTCAGCGTAGAACTTGATCCAGACAATATTGGTTCAGGTGCGTTTGAACTAGATTGGAATGATAGGTTTTTGGCGCAATTGGTACGAGCAGGATATCAGCTTAAACCCAACGAGCCCGAAAATGTAATCGTGGATCGATGGTTCCAAGAGGTATGCCGTAACGTAGTTTTGGAAACTTATGAACAAGAACAAGCCGATCCAGAAATTAGGCGTGTGACACGACGCAACTTAGGTTCCGGACGATCCGAAGTTAGTTGACATCTAGGGTCGTTAAGTGCTACTATAACGACATGAAAACATATCTACTTATTGATCTAGCGAACATGTACTTTCGTGCTCGCCACTCGGCCCACCGTGCAACTTCCGCTGAGGAAAAAGTGGCCTTTGCTATTCATGTTACACTGAGTAGCGTAAACAAATGTTGGCGTGACCAACGTGGAGACCATGTCGTATTCTTCAACGAGGGTCGTAGCTGGCGTAAAGATTATTACCCTGCTTACAAGCGTAATCGCACAGAAAGTCGCGCTGCCTTAACCGAACGTGAAGCTGAAGAAGATCGTATGTTTTGGGAGGGTCTTGATGCTCTCAAAGAGTTTTTAGATACTCGTACTAACTGTACAGTACTGCGTCATGCCGAACTAGAAGCAGATGACTTGATATCAGGCTGGATTCAAGCTCATCTCAATGATATGAACATTATTATAAGTTCTGACACTGACTTTCATCAACTGTTAGCACCAAATGTCAAACAGTACAATGGTGTCATGGACGAACTTCATACGCTAGAAGGTATATTTGATCGCAAGGGCAAGTTGGTTATAGATAAGAAAACCAAGGAACCCAAACGTATTCCCGATCCAGAATGGATCTTGTTTGAAAAATGTATGCGTGGTGATCCCACTGACAATGTGTTTTCAGCATACCCTGGTGTTCGTGTAAAAGGTTCACGTAATAAAGTAGGCTTACAAGAAGCCTACGAGGATCGTAGAACACGTGGCTTTAACTGGAATAATCTCATGCTGCAACGTTGGACCGATCATGAAGGTCGTGAACATCGTGTGCTAGACGACTATAATCGTAATAGAATTCTCATAGACCTACGAGCACAACCCGATGACGTTAAAGTTAAGATAGCAGAAACCATTGCACAAGGCGCAGTAGCTCGCGATCGTCCCATGATTGGTGCTCAATTTCTCAAGTTTTGTGGACGTTACGACCTGCAAAAATTAAGCGAAAACAGTCAGAATTTTGCTGAGATTCTCAGTGCTGCTTATATCGAGGAGTAACAATGACCATAGAAGCCAAACCCATAGTTAAAAATAAATACTGGATCGTCGAAGACGATGGTCGTAAAATCGGCACAGTACAGGCCGCAGATGATGGCGTTGTATTAGTGCAGGACAATCATAGACTTAAATATCCCAGTATCAAGGTACTGGGCACTGCTCATAATATTCGATTTGTCAGTGGGCAGAGGACTCAGACACGGTCAGTAGACTCGGTTTATGATTATCCCAGTCGAGGCACTCCTTACAATGCCATTTATGACCTCAAGCTAAGATTACCCTTGTATACTACAAGTCGTAAAAGTAAAAGCTATTATTGTGCAGGTTATTATCTAGTTCGCTACGAAAACGAATGGATTCGAGAATTCTGTCCTAAAAAAATTATTCTACAGCGTAACCAATATCATGGCCCTTTCGCCACAGAACGTGCTCAACTTGATTGCTTAGAGCAATTAAGTACGCATAAATAATACTGTAAATTCAAGGAAGTGCAATGAGTAGACCCAAGCCCACAGTGATTCTAGAAACCTTAGACAAAGTTACTTATAAGAGTGATCAAGTGCTAGCCAGCGAGGGTATTTGGGCAGTGTACTATGACGGGCGTCCAGTAAACTTAAAGACACAGAATATATTAGTCAGCTATCCTGGTCCCAAGTATCGCAAGGTCAGCTTTTCGAACCCTGGCCATGCAATCAGTCTAGCTAAGAAATTAAACAGTCAATTTAAGACCGATAAATTTACAGTGGTCTTGCTTAATCAAGGTTCGGTGATTTACCAACAATAGTGCGCCTAGATCAACCAACCTTTACTCGTTGGCTTATTGATAATAGCAATTTCTACGCTAATAGTCCTACCTATGATTCTGTAAAAGACAGTATTGAACATTTTAGAAAATTTTGGTTCTTTAATCCGCTTAATGCGGCTAGTATGCGTCTAACAGAACATGGCTTTCAATTCTGCACCAAGCATGTTGAAATCATGCACTATAAGCATCCTATAGAAGAAAAAATCCTACCAAAAACCCTCCTGCTGATGGAGAAATATTTGCCTGCTCCCTACTATATAACTTATCGCAATGAACTTAGAATATTCGACGAAGCAACCAGTGTGACTCTAAGTTTATACGGCAATGACTTACAAAAGTACTTGAATAATACCGCTGACCTTGATAAATAATTATGCTGCATAGCAGCATACACATTTACAGAGGATAAAATGTTTATTACACAATTCATGCTCAACATCCTTGAGCGCCTAGCCGAAATGTTTCCGCAAGATGGTTACCAATCACGCTTAGAAGCATATTTGGCACGCCGCAGTATAACTGATGCGGCCACTCTCGATAACTACATCAAAGAGTTTGAATACAATTCTCACAAGGAACTAAAATGATTACCTATGTCTTAGCAGTATTCCATAAAATTTACTTGGCCTTGGAAGCCAGCGGTCAAGCTCGTGCCCGTAGATACTTGAGCAATCATAACCCAGGAGCTTGGCAATGACTTTTATTAAAATGATATATTCGGTATGGTGTCAAGGACTACTTGCTGCTCAACTTACTCGCCGTGGTAAATGGCAAAGTGCAACTCGATTGATGAATAGGTAATCATGGAACCTGAACTATTAGCTACATTTGGCTTACTGACCTTTTTATGTGCAGTAGTAGCCATTGATGAAATGTTGGAACGCAGATCGGTTTTGGGCGAAGAATGGGATTTTGTTACACCAAATGATCGCCGCAAGACTTGACAATAACATAAATAATTTTGTATATTACACACAGGGAGACATGATGTTTAATCAACCACTACTTTTTATTGACAGCGTACAGAATGCCAAAATGCAATTTGTAGAAAAATTTGTACGCCATCCAGACCTCAAGAATGATATGATCATCTATATCGATGCACAGACTAGATTCTTGCATAGTGCTGTTGAAGCTACCAATGGAATCGTATCAACTTGCATAAGAGAATTTTATCATACCAAATTGGAGAAGTTGCTAAATCCATTTAGTATTGATTGGCACAAGGCTGGTTGGGATGCCTGGATCGCACAGAGTCGTGCGGAACAAAAAACCAACAAATGACATACACACACAAAGGAGAAAATTATGTCTGATACATTTCAACTTCCAAAAGCACCCGAAGTCAAATTCAACAAGAACGGATACGAAATCCGCACAGAAATTCTTAAAATGGCCAAAGACTTGGTCGCAGAAGAATATCATAGCAAGTTTCATGGTTGGGAACTAAGCGTAACCAAAGATGATAAAGGTCATGTCACTACCAAAGTTGGTATGCCTGAGTTCCCCGGACTTGATCAAGTCCTTTCTACAGCAGAAAAGATGTACGCATTTGTCAACGCAGCCACCCCAAAAGGCCGCTGAAATCTGCTTAAAAACCAGGCACAACCCTGCTCTAAGCAGGGTTTTTTGTTGTTGTTTTCCTGCAACACACCAGAATAACCCGACACTTGACTGGGTCATTCATTTTTTGCTATAATTGGGGTACAGTAAACAACAAGGAGTCAGTAATGTCTGTTGAGCATGTTGATACCACAAAATCCCTTGATTGGAATATCAACGAGCTGTACATCAATGACGTTGATCCCCAAGATATTGCAGAAATTCTAGACATCTCCCTGCTGAGAGTTGCTGAATATCTGGCTCCACTGGGCCTGCATTTTCCTGAGTTCAGTGCGCCTGTGCGGTTTGATCACAATGGTCGAGTGTTGTAAAAGCACAACAACCCTACACTTGCTAGGGTTATTGATTCCTGCTATAATAGTGGTACAGTAACAAAACGGAGTGCAAAATGCGTGTAGTTTATACTAGCCCTGCTGTAAATGCTAAGTTTTTAGTGCCCGAGGCTGCTGTCAAAACTTATCAGCGGCGTGACGCTGCTCTGCTTAAACTCCGAGCATTAGGTGGCATCTCTGCTGCCAATACCCCAGAAGTCCGAAAGTTACGAAATACCATGTTGGCAGCTCGTCGCAAGATTGAGCGTGAGCAGTGGTTCTGTACCAAGGTAGCTTAATATGAGAGCACTATTCATTATAGTGCTGGCTCTTGCTATTGTAGCAGTGATCCCATTCCTCAGTGTTTGGGCACTAAACACCTTATTTGGTCATGTTGGTTTGGCAATTCCTTACACCGTGGAAACATGGTTGGCCAGTATTGTATTGAATGGCTATTTTGCAACACCGTTTTATCGCAACTCAAAGTAATTTGACTGAATGCGGATTCTGTTTTATACTTGTTCTACACTAACACAAAGGAGCCAAAAATGGCAGTAGTAAGCGAAAATCGTACCGTTACCAGTGTTGAAGCTCGTCGTGCTTTACTTCGTTGCTTCAAACGTCAACGTCCCGTTTTTCTGTGGGGGCCTCCGGGTATTGGCAAGTCAGAACTAGTTGCTGGCATTGCCGAGGACTTAGGTGGGCTCATGATTGATATTCGTTTGAGTCAGATGGAGCCCACCGACTTGCGTGGTATCCCGTTCTACAACAAAGACAACGGCAAGATGGATTGGGCACCCCCGATCGAACTTCCTGACGCTGAGACTGCTAGTCAGTATCCCATCGTTGTCTTGTTCATGGACGAGATGAACTCGGCTCCCCCGGCTACTCAGGCTGCGGCTTATCAGCTGATTTTGAATCGTCGTGTAGGCAAGTATGTGTTACCTGACAATGTAGTTATGGTGGCAGCAGGCAATCGCGACAGCGACAAAGGTGTGACTTATCGTATGCCGAGTCCGCTTGCTAATCGCTTTGTTCACTTAGAAATGCGTGTGGACTTTGACTCTTGGCAGACCTGGGCTGTGAGCAACCGCATCCATAAAGATGTAGTTGGTTACTTGAGTTTTGCTAAAGGTGACTTGTTTGACTTTGACCCGCGTTCAGCAGGTCGTAGTTTTGCTACTCCGCGTTCGTGGACCTTTGTTAGTGAGTTACTTGACGAGGACAATGACGCTGGTCTCACCGACTTGGTGGCTGGTGCTGTTGGTGAAGGTATGGCGGTCAAGTTTATGGCTCACCGCAAGGTAAGTGGACAGATGCCTGACCCCGTTGAAGTGCTTGCAGGCAAGGTTACTGAGCTCAAAGTCAAAGAAGTGTCTGCTATGTACTCGTTGACTATTAGCCTGTGCTATGAGCTTAAGGATGCCTATGACAAGGCCAATGGTAAATTAGACAAGTGGAATGGAATGGCTGATAACTTCTTCCGTTTCATTATGGATAATTTCAATACTGAGCTTGTAGTTATGGCGGCTCGTGTTGCGATTACTACTTACAACATTCCATTCGTGCCAGGCAAGCTCAAGCATTTTGATGAGTTTCACAAGCGTTTTGGCAAGTACGTGGTAGCCGCTGTTAGCAATGCTAACTAGTCCAAAAGGGGGCTCCGGCCCCCAAGTTGACTACCTCGGGGTTATCCCATATAATGTAAATATCTTAAAGGAGCATGTATGGCACGTGAAGATACTACTGTAGCAGAAAAGTCTGCTAAGAAAACTGTTACTGACCCCCGAGTCAACGCAGCCGCACTAGAGAAGTTGATCACTGCTCGTGTTGGACTCTTACTCAAGGCTGGATTCTTTGGCAACTTGGCTACTCGTCTCAAGCTCAAGAACGCAGATGAGTGGTGCTCAACTGCTGCCACTGATGGACGTCATTTTTGGTATAACAGTAACTTTATCAATTCGCTTAGTTTACGCGAGTGTGAGTTCTTGTTTGGACACGAAGTCTTGCACGTAGTCTATGATCACCTCAGCCGTCGTGAGCATCGTGACCCTATTCTCAGTAACATTGCTGCTGACTACTGCGTCAACCAAGACTTGGTAGATCACAACATTGGTACCAAGATCACCAAGGTACCTATCTTGTTGAACCCCAAGTATCGCGGTCTCAGCTTCGAGGAAGTCTATGAGCTGCTGTACCAAGACGCAGAGAAGATTCCTCTCAGCGAGCTCATGAAGCAGGTACTAGATGAGCACTTGGACATGGACGGTGACGACGCCGGCGAGAACGAAGATGGTGAAGGCGGCCGGCCTCGAATTGGCAAAAAACTAGCCAAGGAACTGCGCGACGAGATCAAAGACGCTGTATTACAGGCAGCTCAAGCAGCAGGAGCAGGTAACGTTCCTGCCGGTGTCAAGCGACTAATCCAGGACATGACTGAGTCTGTGATTGACTGGCGAGAATTGTTGTTACAACAAATTCAAAGCACCATCAAGCAAGACTATACTTGGCTCAAGCCCAGTCGTCGTAGTTGGCATATGGACGCCATTTTGCCTGGCATGAAGCCTGGAGAGCAGATTGATATCTGTGTAGCAATTGATACTTCTGGTAGCATTGGTGAAACTGAACTCAAGATCTTTTTGAGTGAGATCCAGGGTATCATGGAAAGTTACGAGGAGTATCGGATTCGCGTGTGGAGCTTTGATACTGAAGTTTATAATGATCAGTTGTTTACCAGTGAGAACATGGACTCTATTGCCAACTACGAGCCCAAAGGTGGTGGTGGCACTGACTTTATGGCTAATTGGGAATACATGAAAGAGGCAGGTATCGAACCCAAGAAGTTGATTGTGTTCACTGATGGAATGCCGTATGGTTCTTGGGGTGACGAGAACTACTGCGACACTGTATGGATTATTAAAGGTAATAAACATGCCGAGCCGCCCTTTGGTATCTGGGCACATTACGAAGACGCTAAAAAGGTACACTAATGGAAATTATCAATCCTAAAGATATTACCAAGCTCAAGGTAGCACGAGAGGTCGTGCTAGACCTTCAGCGACGCTTGTTCCGTTGTGAGCAGGCGCTAGATGATCTAGCACGTTCAGCAGAAATTGCCGACATCACCAAACAAACACATTTGATGCAGTCATTTGTTGATGCCGCTCAAGTGTGCCTTGAGGACCGTTTGACCATGCCTGAAGTATCTCAAGAGGATCTTGACCGTCCCAACATCATTATTGAAGACGATCGTGCGAAAGTATCAACCCAACCCGCTTAACACTTTTGGTCTACGTGAACTAGAACATTGTCCGCCGCATTTTTATGCGGTGGACTTTGGTATTAGCACTGCGGAAAAACGACTACGCGACTGGATTTGGGAAAATCTGCAGGGTCGTTTTTATTTCGGAGATGCGTATTCTATCAATCGAGATTCATCTAGCAATAAAAAATATGTGATCATGAACAAGCGAGCTGCTTTCGAAGTTCACAGTGAAGCTAGTTATTTTGCTTTGGTATTACCAGAGTTAAACAAATTTTAATCGGCACTGTGTCTAGCGTTAAATAAACGTACTAGATTATGGAGTGCTCTAATGTCTGAAGAATCAACTAGTCCAGAACAGCGACCAAATATCACGCTACAAGATATTGCATCGGTCGTTGAAATCCTCAGAGTAGTCACCGAACGAGGAGTTTGGAAAGTCAACGAACTAACAGTGGTGGGTCAACTGTATGACCGTCTGGTTACCTTTTTGGAAGGTGCCGGCGTTGAAGTCAAGAAACCCATGTCCGATCAAGGAGAACAATCATGATGAAACATGTTGGCACCCATAAGGGTAAACGCATTATCCTGTTGTTTAGGGAAGTCCCCGGTGAAGAACATATGTGCTTGGTTAGCTACAGCGATTCCTTGCCAAGTCTGTACCACGACAACATAATGAAAATCTTGGAAGGTAGTACTGGTCAACAAGCTAAAAGTTTCAGTGATGTTTTGCATAGAAACATACTACCAGATGGGCGTAATGCACTCGAAGCATTACATGCAGATGGTCTAATCAAAAAAGTGCAGACTAGCCAAGTCACTATCACACCAAACAGCAATAGCAAAATACAGTTGGATGAGTTAAATACTATATTAGACGAAATGGAAAAAGGTGAAGCTGCAACCAAACGTCTTCAAGAAATCGATAAAGCCAAGGACAAAGCCGCTCGTAAAAAACCCGGTCGTGACCTAGGTGAACCAGTTCAAGCAAACACAGTAGTAGAAGAATCAATCACTGATGTTTTAAGTGATAGTCAGCTAGCTCGAGACAGGCTACAACAGGCTAATCGTATGCGAGCAGATGCTGCTAGATTATTACAAGAAGCAGAAGTATTGGAAACAGAAGCAAAAAGTTTGGACCCTAACCTAAATGCCACGCCCACCAAGAAAAAAGCAACCAAGACTAAAAAAGATTAGTGTTTCAGAAAAAGCTAAGTGGAAAAGCATTTTACGAGATGTAGATAAGGGCAATATACCAATTGACTTATTGCTGGCAATTAGTGTAAACTTAATAGATGGAACCAGAGTAGACATTGATGTCAAGCAGCTTCTTGAATCAGGTAGTGATCCTTCAGCTGTGGAACAAATGTTAGATCTTAAATTCAAGGCCATTGAGGATTTTATCATTGATATAGACTTTTTGATCAGTATCGACAATGTTGCTCAACGTGTTCAACCTATCACTGATGAAATACTCAAGGACCTATGAAAGTAAAATTAGTAAGTTATTCTACCCCCACAGAAGATTATAAATTAAATGGTATAGAAAACGCACAAGACTTGGTTGCGTTTTGTGCTAGAGTTAGTAATCCTAGCAACCAATTCAACACTGAAACCAGCGAACGCTTGATAAGATATCTAATCAAAAATCAGCACTGGTCACCGTTGGAAATGGTTTCTGCCTGTATAGAAATCACCACCACAAGAGATATAGCTAGACAAATTCTAAGACATCGTAGTTTTAG